GGGGCATAATAGAGATAATGCAGATGACTAGGTGTGCCGATTAAACCACGTTAGTCGCACCATAGTTTAACTTTCTTTTTCTCTTATCCTGCCGCACTGGCTCAGCAAACGTTAGTGCGGCAGCGTCACCATAATCAGGACTAAACCCGTACTTTTCCTTTTTTCTATCTTTGCTCCACAATACCCGCCTATCTTTAGCATCCCAGCTAAACGGACTAGCACATAAATCCGCTTGCATTTCGTCATCATCTGGAATCTGAACTGGTAAAGTCTCGTCAGTCATCCAATCAGCCAACTCTTGCCATATTTCATTGCGCTTATTAGTGTACTTCTCGGGATTGAGTGGGGTTGAGCCAAAATGCACAGACTTAACACGTTTTTTATACCCTAACTCATGAAGTCTATCAACTAAATCAGCACCAGCACCATAATCAACAAACATCATATCTGGCTCTTTCTTGGCTGTATCACATTTTGTGTCAAGTATCTTTTTGCATATAGCTACATTCTTGGCTAGCGCATTACATTGTTCGCCAATATAAGATTCCATACCGTACATCTTGCGACCTTGCCTTTTAACTATGGCAAACCTATCTCCCCCGCGAGATGGATCAACACCCACAATATAAGCGCCACTACCAGCAACCTTTTCTTTTCTTGATGTCATACAGTGATCGGCAGTTATCAAACCATCACCGCCAGATACTTGAAATGCCTCGGCCGCGTTCATTGGGTACTCTTGCTTAAATGCTTTGCCACCATCAATGCCGCCATCAACACCGTCAGTAGTAAGCTCCGCCACCTTCATTCTACGCCAAAATAACTGCTCATCACTTAAGTTGTAAGCGTGCTTTAATTGGTTTTCATCCTTAGTGATAGCAAAGTCATCTGGTGATTCCTTTGTATATTCAGCCTGCCAAAACCACGGAACAAAAATAGCTTGGAACTCACTCAGTCCTTTTTCGGCCAACTTCCATTGTTCATGGAAAAAGTTACCAACACCATTAGCTGTGCTCTCCCAAATAACCTCTGTTCCATCTGCATCAGGAACGGCTTGCATAATACCTTTGGTGTGCTCACTGGCATTCATCCAAAAAGCAACCTCTGACCCATGGAAGTATTGAAGTGTTTGCCCGCGACCAACAGCTTTATTGCCAGCCGTACCTATTTTATACCCTGAA